TTTATAACGACTTAGTGTTATACTATATAGTTACAGTGAAATAAGGTTATTATATGATTGATTTAGAATCCATTCTTAAAGAGTGGCGTGAAGACTGTGAGATATCACAGCACCAATTGGATGAAGTCTCCCGACAGACTCCCTCACTACATGCAAAATACTTGCAGTATCTGGCGCTCGCCAAGTTACAACTCAAACGTTCTGAAAATAGCCAGAAGACGTTACTCAAACAAAAGTTCTTATACTACAACGGAAAGATGTCTCAAGAAGAGGTGCTTGCTAGTGGGTGGGATTTAGACCCGTTCAATGGTCTCCGTATGCTGAAGGGTGAGATGGACTACTACTACGATTCGGACCCTGAGATTCAGAAGTCTGAAGAGAAGATCGTCTATCATAAGACACTTATCGAAACCCTAAGTAACATTGTCGATACTTTGAAGTGGAGACACCAGACAGTTAAGAATATGATTGATTGGAGAAAGTTCGAAGCCGGTGGATAATAAGATACGAATCAGGATGAAAGATCACTCCCATTTTATGGTTGAGGCGCATCCAGCACAGGAGCAAGAGTTGAGGGAGTACTTCTCTTTCTTCGTGCCTGGCTATAAATTTATGCCAGCATTCAAATCTCGGCACTGGGACGGGAAGGTGAAACTGTACAACATGGTTTCAAAACAAATGAACGTGGGGTTATATCAGCACCTACGGAGATTTTGTGCCGACCGTTTCTACCAGCTTGAAATACTCGAACATGAGGTGTATGGAATACCCTCTTTCAAAGAGGACATCGACCATCCAGCGCTAATCGACTTCTTGACTTTATTGGAAAGTCCTTTCAAACCTAGGGATTATCAGTACAAAGCAATTGCACATGGGGTCGAGAATAGACGCTGTCTGTTACTCAGTCCTACGGGTAGTGGTAAGTCTTTCATCATATACAATCTACTGAGATATTGCTATGAGGTGACTGAAGGTAAGATATTGGTCATCGTTCCGACTACCTCTTTAGTAGAACAGATGTACAAAGACTTTGCAGACTATGGCTATGATACCGAAGAGTTCTGTCATAAGATATACTCCGGTAAGGAAAAGGTCACTGACAAGCGTGTGATAATCTCTACATGGCAGTCTATTTACAAGTTCGGTGCAGAATGGTTCTCGCAGTTTAACACTATCTTTGGAGATGAAGTACATCTTTTCAAAGCAAAGTCTCTGTCTACTATGATGGACAAGTGTACAGAAGCACAATATAGATTCGGTCTTACTGGAACACTGGACGGTACTGAAACTAACAAGTTGGTTCTAGAGGGATTGTTCGGTCCAACATTTACGGTGACACGTACTGTGGAGTTGCAGAAGAACAAGCAACTTGCAGAACTTGACATCTCAATATTGTTATTACGGTATCACAACGATATCTGTAATATGATGAAAGACAAGAACTATCAAGAAGAACTCGATTACATTGTCACATATGAGCCACGTAATAAGTTTATAAGTAAGATTGCATTAGATCAAAAAGGTAACACGTTAGTTATGTTTCAGTTTGTAGAGAAGCACGGTAAGGTGTTATATGAAATGATCAAAGATCTCGCACCCGAAGGGAGAAAAATCTTTTATGTCTCTGGTGAAGTAGATGCGACAGATCGTGAACAAATACGAGGAATTGTAGAAAAAGAAAATGACTCTATTATTGTTGCCTCTCTTGGCACTTTCAGCACTGGCATCAACATCCGCAATTTGCATAATATTGTATTTGCGACTCCATCCAAATCCCAAGTTAAAGTCCTCCAATCAATTGGTCGTGGCCTTCGTCAGTCTGACGACGGTAGGACTACTAAGCTTATTGATATCGCTGACGATCTCCATGTCAAGTCTCATAAGAATTTTACCTTGAAACATAGTGCCGAAAGAATAAAGATATATACTAAAGAAGGGTTCAGATATAAAGTCTATCCCATTGACCTAAAACCAATAAGAGTAAATGATAATGATGAAGAAGGATTCTTCGGTTAGACACTTGAAATTAATCACTGGTGAAGAAGTTATCTGTGAGGTACTAGATGAGGACTCAGAGCATATTGTTGTGAATAACGCAATGAGCCTGATGCAGAATACATTGAAGAATGGTGAGAAGTTCTTTACGTTCAAAACGTATATGATATATCAAGATACTCCTACTAATGTAATGTTGATTTTTACTGATAAGATTATGTCTCTCGCTATTCCTGTTAAAGAAATGGTTGAGCAGTATAGAACTGCTTTAGATGAGATGGCAAAGTACTTGGAAGATAATTATTCTGAAGTTCTTCTTAAAGATGATTTTCATGAAGATGATAAATCTTTAGAGGATTGGTTGGAAGAAATGAATAAAGAGGACGGAATTGACTCAGATGTAGACGGGATGTTGATGAATTAATTGCTTATATTCCCTCTGGACTACAAGCTAGATTATACACCATAAAACAACCTTTGTCAAGGGCAACATGAAATATTTTATAATTTTAACGATAAGTACCTTTATTCCGAAAAGATTCGCGGCTGTTGTCTTTGGTCCTATCATCTTTGTGCGTCGAGCATATAGAGATAATGTTCCTCTAATAGAACACGAGAAGGTCCATGTACGTCAGTTCTGGAGAACTTTCTGCACACACTTTCTTTGGTATCAGTTCAACGATGAGTACAGACTCAAGGCAGAAGTTGAAGGGTATGCCACTCAGATCAAAC